TCGCCCAAGGCATGTTATTTGCCATATGTGGGATCGTATTTTTCACAATTATCATAGGACTTGTTTGCACAATTTTAGGATTATAATGACAGACGAAATACAGAAAAAGACAGAACTGCGCATCAAGGTTCCTCAATGGATAAGTGATCTTTTGAAAGAGCATTGTGATCTTTATGGAGTTACCGCAGTTTCCACCATTACTCCACTCCTGGTGGAGTATCTGCGGCATCCCTCGCGCGTGCGCGACAATTGTTCCAATTGTTTTAATATTAGATATAGCGAAAAATCCGCGGTTAGTGGAAAAAAGAAATCAAAAACGAGGGCATCAAAGATCCCCTCTAATTTTGCCCCCCCAAAAGATATTGCTGAGAAGGAAGGACTTGATCATGAGAAAGCGGTTTCCATCTTCGTGGATTGGGCAAAAGGGAAGGGACATACCCAGGCTGATTGGATTGCCACATACCGGAATGCGTGCAGGAGATGGATCAAGGAGAAGATGCCACAGGGAAATAACGATCCTATTCTCAAGGAGGTCACAATTCCTGAGTATGAGGACGAGGAAGAGTTTTGATGGATTTCTTGGTATCAGAACAAGCGGTCCTAGCCGCATGTCTCCGGGATGACACAAATCTCTCCACCGCCACCGCAGTTGAGCGCTTAACGGAGAATGACTTCTCCTCGCCCGCGCACCAAGCGATATTCCGTTTGATCGCAGAGCGATCCGAGTTAAACGAGGTGGATGTGGCAATTGAGCTACCTGAGTATTCCTCGGAAGCTCTTGAACTCGCAGAGAAGTATGGCGGAGGACAGGTGGAGAGATATGTGGATCAATTGGTGGAGTCGCGAAACAGACGCGAAGTGGAACGGGCAATCATGGTATCCTCGGATATGCTCAAACAGAATAAACAATCAGATGAGATTGCCTCAGAGTTTAATCTGAGGGTAGCCAAAGCATTAGCGTCAGGCAAGGGACAGGTAAAAGTGGGACCCGCCACCAAGGAAGCACATTCTGAGTTTCTTTCCATCGATGCGGGAGAATCATCCGCAGTAAGCACAGGATTCAAACGATTGGATTTTTGTCTGAGCGGAGGATTCCAACCGGGTAAGCTTTATGTCCTAGCCGCAAGACCTGGAGTAGGGAAGTCAGGACTCGCATTGCATTTCTCTCATGAGATTGCGAAGAGGGGATACCGTGCAAGCTACGCATCCCTTGAGATGAGTGCCTCGGAATGCTCCGGGCGGTTACTCTCCCGCGAGAGCGGGGTTGCCCGCCCACGCATGAAAGGGGATCTTCTCCCCGCCCATCGCAAGAAGCTCGAGGATGCCACAAAGAGAATGCAGGGATGGCCCATAACCTTCAAGGATGACAACAAGGCCACGCTAGACTCGATCCGCGCCTTTCTCGCCCAGGAGCGAGTGAAAGGAGATGTCGGGCTTGCGGTGATCGATTACCTCCAATTGGTGAGCGCTCCGGGTTACGACTCCCGCGTGCAGGAGATCACCGCCATTTCTCGTAGCCTCAAACAGATCAGCATGGAGCTACAGATTCCCGTGCTTGCCCTTTCTCAATTATCAAGACAATGCGAGATCAATAACAGAAAGCCCATGCTCTCCGATTTGAGAGACTCCGGGAGTATCGAGCAGGATGCCGATTGCGTGTTTCTCCTATCCGTGGATGACAAGGTGGATGAAACGAAAGACCGTATCAATTGCCACATTGCAAAGAACCGTGGAGGAGAGACTGATCTCAAGGTCATGCTTGGATTTGAGAAGAGTACGGGCAATTGGACAACATCTCTAGGTCAAAAAGAAGAATCAAAGACTTGGTAAACTACAGATGGATACAAAAAAGCACGATAGAAGCTCAGGAAGGCATCAAATCGTGCTTTTGTGTGTAGGGTATGCTAAATTAGACAGATTTTTACATCAAAACGCTTTCTAGGTGCCTTCTTGGCGATTTCTCTTATTCTATATAACCCCCGCCATAGTTTTGTACGATATCGCCTTTAATCGAATCAATCAAACCAAGGATACCTTTCTTGGTATTCTCAAATTCTATCGGCCTAATCATCTCAGGCTCGAAATCTGTATCATCTGATTCTCTGCAAAATTGCTTTGCGGCCTTCACGGCCTCCGCTTTGTTTGCAAAGCACTTAGCCATGCCGCGTGAGTTAAGTTCTCCGGCTCCACTTATATCGACAAAATATATCTTCATCGCATTTCTCCTTTCATGTTCTTTCTCTTTTGCCAAGCTTCAATCACCCTGGGCGCGAACCTCATCGCCAAAAAGACGAGGAGGCCCAACGCCAGGCGCGCAATTGTGTCGGACTCGTTTGGTTTAGTCATGGGTTTCTCCTTCCAAATCTGCAAGCAATTCATTGACCTCAATACGGACCCCCAAAGCCCAACTTAGAGGGCCATCCATATCATCAACTTTCTTCCAATCCTCAATTTGCTCATCAATCATTGAGTAATCCTTTAATTCATTAATGACGCGAATAACCCTTTGTTTCATCTCATCAGTCATAGGTTTCTCTTTCTCCTCAATAAGTCTCATCCCTCACCCCCCTCTACTTTGGCGAGGACCTCGCGGAGTTTATCGCGCTCCAGGTCTGCTCCACTATCCCCGCTATTGATTAGATGCGTAAGGCATTTCTCGAACTCCCTGCATTGCTCCAATAGCTCCGGAGCCGCGGCGATCAAACGCGCGTTGGCGCGCGCTTCCTTCCATCCGTCCGTTGTGCGTGCAATGACGCTATCCTTTGTGCCTACCTCGAAACGCAACCCCGTGTTTTCTCCTGGAGTGCAATCCTCGATCTTCCAAGGTCCTGGCGTGTGTGTGGCGTGTTTCTCTTTTGTTGTAATCATAGTTTTTCTTTCCCTTTTGTGGTTTAGTTGAAGTTAAAATGTAATTGCACTTTCTCCCTCTCCGTAAGCCTCACATGTGCGCGTTTCTCCTTAGCGCGGATCTGCGAGATCGTTTCACGATCGGAATGATCAACCGCTTTCTCCTTCTCCTGGAGTAATTTCCGCTGTTTCTCTCCCATCTCGATCAATTGACTGACCGCTTCCGCGAATAGGTTTTTGGCGTGTTTCATAGGTCCCCGCCTTTCTCGTATTGGATAAGGTCCCAGGCTATGACTGCGAAAACCGGAACCCAGGGAAAAAATAGTATTAACTCAAATAGTGTATTCATGTGTGTGTGTATGTAGTTTGTTCAAATAAATAAAAGCGCGTTTCTCGTTTGGATTAGAAGCGCGTCAATCGAGTGTTTTCTCAATGTCTATAATCATAAGCCGCAAATTATCTTTTATTGATTGCATCTTATCCCATGAAAATCCTTTTTCTTCCATTTCTCTTATCATGGCTTGCAAGCTTATGAGCTGACCAAGCAAAGCGCGTATTTGTTCCTTATTCATTTGTTCTTTTTTCTATATTCTTTAACCTCTTTAGATGTTCCGCATTCATCGCACAAATTAAAATTCCATTGCCCGCGATCATAAAAGAATAGCCAATTAGGTTTACTTTGCTTGCAATGCGGGCAAGTGCTTTTTTCGTGTTCGGGTATTTGCTTAAATAGTTTTGAATTCATTTCTCTTATCCTTTAACGCTGTGTATTCCAATGCCAATTGTAACGCCGCGTAAACGGCCTTCGCCGCAAGCATGTTTTTTCCTGGCAATGCAATTGCCACATGCTCCCGGACAAGCAAATCTCTTTTCGTGGCCCGCTTCCTTTAGCGCTTGTAATACTTCTTTCCGGTATTCTTTGGACCCTTCATTGTCTTTATCCTGGTAGGCCTTGCTAGTTATCCACTTTCTCGCAACCGGTACCGCCACAAATTCGCCGCGCGTGCAATCCAATTGCAAAAGCTTTTCTTTTACGGTTGAACCGTACCGGGACCCGCTCGAAACATTTAGCAAATAGTTTTTGGGCCATTCATACCCTTGCTTATCTAGTTCAAGGAAAAGCTTCCATGACTTACTGTACCCGTAGCCGGCAATTCCATTATGGCCCGCAATTGTAATGTCATCTCTAGATTTGCATTGGTCCATCCAAAAACGCAAAATAGCTAAATTGGCAAAGTCACCGTCTACATATAAGCGAACGGTACGCCCGGCGGGTATATTCGCAAATTCACTTGCAACGATTGCTCGGCCCGCTTTTGACCGTAACAAAATAGAGTTTTGCAATTGACGAAAAAACGCCGCCGGGTAGCGCCACCCGGTAAATGAATAGCACCATCCCTTGCCAAAGTTATCCGGCGTGAATTCATTTTCACCGTACAAACAAGCGCCCGCGCCCGGACAATCAAAACCGGGCAAACTCGAAAACGCGTAAAATGGCAATTTCATATTTCCCGCCGCCGCAAATACGGAAAACGGCGTTGGCCCGCTTTGGTCCACGAACCAAGTCAAAAATCCCGTTGCAAAGTACTTAGTTGTATTTGTCGCGCTCGGGTCCCCAGGAATAGCCGCAACTAGTTTTGAGAGTAAGGGTAAATCATTTGCAAGCGCGGCCCGCGCTAAATCGATTTTACCCGGCGTTGATAGTTTAGGTGGAATCATAGTTTTTTCTTTCATACCGTACCCTATAAACTACACATGAGAACAAATAGCAAGCAAATAAAACAAAAAAATGTTTTGTAGGTTATAACTATATAAAAGCGCGTCCCTACTAACGCGGGCCAACGGGCCGGTTCCCGGCCATATGGCCAACGGTTTGAACGAATACCTGGACCAAGCGAAAAAGAGGGAAGAGCCGGAACCTGGGAACCGGGAACCTGGGAAGCCGGGAAAGTGGAACCAATGCAGAATCGATGCGAATGTGATGCATTTCTTCCCCCATCAATGAATTTGCTATACATATGTAAAGCAGATTGCACGCAAACCCGGCAAACCAAGCAAACCCGGTCCCCGCAAACCTGGCAAACCCGCTAAAAACCAAGCATGTTTCCCCGCTTTTCTAGCGTGCATTTTCGTAAATCGTTGCTATTCAACGCCAAAGCATAGCATGTGACTTAGAATCACGCGCTAAATCGAGACGCGAGCCACACCTAGGGGGGGAGGGGGGTCGCCGCTCGTCCGCGCTAATTCTGTATTATCATCACCACCCCGCATAATTTTTTCGCCATATGGTTTCCCCGCAATCCTGCCCCCCGCACCTCGCGCCCCACAGTATCCGTATGTAGTTTCTAGGGCGTTTTAAAGAGATCCCACGCCTCGCGGTACTTTTCGTGCTTTGCCTTGGAGGAGGGGTTATGAGCGTAGAGGGATATACGCACGGCCTGGTTTATTTCGAGGCATGGTATTATGTACCAGGTGGGTATGGCTTCTATATATGCGGCGAGTATGTCGACCTTTGTGCAATCTATGGTCATTTTCTTGGAAGTGCCTGAAGCGGTGGTGACCATATATCTGCCCTGTCCTTTATTTGGTTTATCAAATACTTTATCCTTAGTGCCTTTTATTTGTACTTTAAAGATTTTGCCCGCTTGGTTCATGACTAGGCAATCCTGAGGGAGGTAATCGCCCAGGGGTGTAAATACTTCGAGATTACGGGCTAGGGCTTCGGTGAAGAAAGTTTGTTCGTAGAGGGAGCCTCTACGCTTCATCGGATATTTCAATGACCTTATCCTCGGAGGCTTCCTTGGGGAGGGAATCTGTGGCCTTCTTGGCACCCTTGAGGATTGATCGTACCTTATCCGGGGTCATATCGGAGGCACCTAGTTTGACATTGGCAGAAGCGGTGATGTTTGTGGGTCTGCCGTTAATGGTCATGAGTTTGTCGAAGAGGACTGAGAGGGTATAGGCGAGGTTTTGCGGAGGTATCTGATCGAGTTTTTCGTGGATGAGGTTGAGATTGTCTCCGACTATGGCGGATAGTTTGTTGGATACTGCGTTTAGGTATTCCTGCTCGGTCATCTCCAGGCGGTAGCGCAGGAAGTGGCGTGTATAGTCCTGTATATCCTTTTGTTTTTTTGTGGGGTCATTTGCCTTAGCCTGGAGCTTGCGGGTTTCGGAAGCTGCATTTGCTTTCTTCATGGCTATTTTGGCGGCTGAATCGATGATATCGTTTTTTAGGTCCTTACGGAGCGCTTTCACGGTGGCTTTATTACCCATGATTTATTTTTTTGCACAAAAGGGTTGACAGGTCAATGCATAAACTACAGAAGGTGACACATGGACACGGAAAGGGCGGGAAAGATTTTGGAGAGGCATGGTCTTACGAAGAAGGCGTTTGCTGATATGATGGGGGTTAAGCCTAGTACCGCGAGGATGGCGTTCAGTCTGAAGAGGTTTAGCAAGAAGATGGTTGCCAAGTTGGAGGAGTTGGAGGGCGAGTTGGTGGTTGAGCAGGAGTTGGCGGAAGTCGATGAGATGATAGACAAGGCCCAGGAGAAGAGGGTAAGTATTATTGAGGGGATGGTAAGGCAGAGTACGGGGAATGCTCTTGTGCAGGAGGCTAGGGTATATGGAGTGCCTAAGAATAGGTTTCTGAGGTTAATTGAGTTTGGGGATGGTTCGCATGGTAAGTTTAAGTGCAAGCCCGGTAAGTATTTGAAGTTGGGAGAGAGTGTGCAGGTGAGGCATTTGGATAGGGATATGTGGGAGATTATAAAATGACTTTAAGAGCAGTCCTTCCTGTGGGCTTAACGGCGCTAGGAAAACAAGGATACCTCCGCGACACTCGGCGGGGAAGGATTGCTCTGCATTTAGTATGAGAATTACAATAGAGACAGACGATAAGCAGACCGTCACGATTGAGCGCAGAGGGTACATACAGGTGCATGATTACATCGAGGTATTCAAGGGTGCGTTGGTGGCTATAGGGTTCCATCCAAGGTTATTGGATGAGCATTTAAATGAGGGTGAATGGTATGAGGAAAGTGATACTACTGATAGCATTACTCATTAGCGGCTGTGCAAAAGACCCGCACCCCGAACATATTCCTGGTGTGAGTTGCCCGAAGCCCGGTCATGGAAAATGTCCTTTTGGATGCGATGGATGACATGGATTATCTATATGGCACACTTCTTAGCACGGAAGAGATCAACCGTGGATGGCAAAGGTTTTGGTCGAATTGCGAGTTACGCTACCGCGAGGGTGAGCGAGATCCCGATTGTCCGCCCAATACCTGGAGGACGGATATTCAGCGCAAGATGCCCAAGGCACGAACGGAATTAGATTTTAAAAATGAACGCAAAAAGAAAATTAATTCATGAATTAAAGAATACTTTCCATAGATGGGAAGAGGAGAGTGATTTGTTCGATGATAGTATTATCGATGCGTGCAAGAAGGCATTACGGGAATACTACGATGAGCAGGTGATCTCTTTTGATAGTGATATCGAGTTGGTGGATGACGAGGAAGAAGAGGAAGAATGAATGTGTATAAACCAACGGGGGAGAAGATGGAGAGTTGGCCCCAATGGGTGGGTCGTTTATCCGAGGATAATCTCGAACTGAAGAAGAAGGTGGAGCAGTTGGAGAGGGAGAATGCGGAACTAAAAAAGAGATGCTGTGATTTATTTAGCGAGGTAATCGAGGCAAAGGCGAGTCATGCAAAGTGAAAGTACCACCGGGATGGAATCCGATTTTTTGGAAAAAGTATGGGCGAGCAATACCACTATCTGTTCAAAACTTACCACGACCCGACTTGAAAAGCCTGGGTCCCCCACCATCGAAATTCGACCAAGAAACATTGGAACGGATACGGAAGGCTTCTGTGTCGGAGAAGCGCAAATCCCGGTCCAAACGCTCAAAGAAGCAATAGTGGTGGGTATGGAGATACAAGCGAGGGCATGATTAATGTAATTAATTTAGGTGCGGGTGTGCAGTCATCCACAATGGCGTTGATGGCGGCAAAGGGAGAGATTACTCCGATGCCCGATTGTGCGATCTTTGCAGATACACAAGCCGAGCCTGACTCTGTTTATGAATGGTTAGATTGGCTTGAGAAAGAGCTTCCATTCCCTGTTTATCGAGTGACTAAGGGTAGTCTTACCGATAAATCTTTGCAGTTGGTTGAGCGTTCTAAGGATGGAAAGTGGGGAAAGAAAGGCGAGAAATACATGAAGCGTATTATCCCTGTCTTTGGTTTGATGCCTGATGGTGAAGTGGTAGCCGCACTAGGGAGGAATTGCACAGCAGACTATAAGATAAGGCCAATAGAAAAAAAGATACTTGAATTGGCAGGAATAAAAAGAGGCGAGAAAGAGGTAAAGGTAATTCAATGGATAGGCATATCTTATGATGAATTACAAAGAATGAAGGAATCTCGAAAACCTTGGACTGAATTAAGATACCCATTGGTGGATTTGAAAATGCACAGGTATCATTGCAAGCAATGGATGAAAAAACATGGTTATCCTGAGCCTCCGAGATCTGCCTGTTATTACTGCCCTTTTCATAGTGATGAAGAGTGGCGGAGATTGCGGAATGATGAGCCTGAGTTTTTTCAAAAGGCAATAGAGTTTGATTCCCAAGTAAGAGAATTGTCAAAACAAGACCAAGGTATGAAAATGGAAGCATTCCTCCATCGCTCATGCAAGCCACTTGGGGAAATAGATTTTGATAATGATGAAGATAAAGGACAAGAGACTTGGGATTTTATGGCAGAGTGCGAAGGGATGTGCGGGGTATAATGAGACCCAAGTACGAGACACAGGCTGACCTCGATAATGAGAAGGAGGTATGTGGATTTCTGAGCAAGGTATGGGATTGTGTGTTCCATAAGCTTAATCCGATTAAGTACAAGGTGGATTTCCTGATTGAGAAGGGAGACCACTACGGATGGGCGGAGTTAAAGTGTTTAAATATTAATTATGGGCAGTTCCCGTTTATGATTTCGTACAAGAAGATCGAGGCGGCAAAGCAGTTATACGAGACAAGCGGTAAGAAGTTTACTCTGATTTTCAGATGCAAGGATGCATTATGTTTTCATACATGGGATTTCAGTAGGGATTATAAGTTTGAACTAGGAGGCAGGACGCGAGCAACCCGTGATCCCCAGGATATAGAACCTATCTTCCGTATAGATCCAAAGGATTGCACGATAGTGGAGGGGTATGCCTAAGATAACTTACGCAGATGAGGTAGATGCCCACTTTGGTATTCCTTGGATAAATGATTTAAAGTATGAGAAGGGCGAGCTTGCGTGTGCATTATCGAGCGAGGAGATCGATGCCTTACCGCAGGAGCGCGCAGAAACCTTGTCCCGTTTGATTTTGGACCAACCGGAGTCGGAGAAGGAAGATCCAATCCAATGGGGTTGGACTCTTCCGGGGTGGAGACGGGTGATGGATAATTGGAAGGATACGAAGATCCATGTGGTGCTTGGTGGAAACCGAAGTTCCAAAACAACTTTCGCGTCCCGTCTGCTTGTGCATATGGCACAGACTATCCCTGAAGCAGAGATTCGTTCTTTGCATGTATCGGAGGAGCGAAGTATTTCGGATGCCCAAAGGTACATATGGGAAGCACTTCCCATGAGGTACAAACGGGCAAAGAAGAAGAGCGAGAACCATTCCTTGCAGTACACACAGAAGAATGGATTTAACTCCGCCAAAGCGATCCTGCCGCCAACCACACCAGGTGCGGAACGGGGGAGTACAATATCTTTTAATAACTACAGGCAGTATCAGGCAGATCCGCAGATATTTGAGGGATGGTCAGCACATTGCATTCATATGGATGAGGAGGCACCTGAGAGTATCTTTGAAACATTGGTAGGAGGTAGAACGGTGGATTATCACGGACGGGTGCTGTTGACCTTTACGACATTGCAGGGGTGGACCCCATTGATTAATAGTCTGTTGAAAGGTGCGGAGACTGTGGAGTCGCGATACAGCGAATTGATGGGTCGCGAGCTACCCGTGGAACAGGTGTCGATGAATTGGCCTGATTGTCGAATTTATTATTTTTGGTCTGAGATGTCCCCTTTTGTTGACTACAACGAACTGATCCGAACCTACTCCAAACAACCGCAGGAAGTGAAGCTTGCCCGACTATATGGCATCCCAAGCAAGGCGATGGAGGGGAGATTCCCTAAGTTCAACCGCGACACCAATGTCGTCCCCCATGAACGAATCCCCTTCATCGCCGATCCTACGGTACGGACTACCCGGTACTTCGTGTGCGATCCCGGTG